TGGTTGATCTTTTCGCGGACTTTTTCGAGGGCGTCGAGGTTCTTGCCGTACTCGGCATCGACGAGGGCTTGCTCGAAGTCGCGGGCTGATTTGGTGGCGCTGTCCGCGGCGTCACCGACGTCTTTGTACTTGGTTTGGAGGCGGCGGAGGGCTTCGGCGGCGCGCTCGGAGCGGGTGGCTTCCTCTTGGGCGCGCTGGAAGCGGCCGAAGAGGTCCACCAGGACGGTGACGGCGATTTGGATCGCCAGCAGGATCAGGTTGAACTTGACGAAGCTCAGGATTGCGGTGCCGGCAGCGCGGGCTGCTGCGGTCGTGGCTCCGCCGAAACGGGTCACAGAGACACCGGCCTTATCTGCGGCAGTGCCGGCTGCTGTCAGTGAAGTGGCCAGGCCCAGCAGCTGCTGTTTCAGGGCTTCAGCAGCGGGGTAGGTGGCGGTGAGCGTGGCCGCGAAGGCAGCGACGACAGCCCCCAGACGGGTGAACGCAGCACCGACGGCGATGACCAGGCCACCGAGCAACGTGGCGATCCGGGCGACGAGGCCCTGGACGAAGGTGACAATCGGCGTCCAGGCCGCGATCAACGCGCCGGCCGCAAAGCCGAGCTTGATCACGGACATCACGCCGATCTTTTCAAGCAGTTGGAACTGCGCAGAGATCTGGCTGAGGTACTGGACGAAGGGAACCTGCAGGAGCTGGCCGTAGGCGCGGAGGACTTGCCCCAGAACTGCGGAGAACGCGGTGACGGCCTCGCTGAGGTTGGAGAAGATCTGGACGAGGGCTTTGAAGTTCTCGATTTGGATCGAGAGGAAGCCCTGGGCAAGACGGGCCAGGCCAGCGCCCACCAAACCGATGGACTTGGCGATCTCTTCGAACAGATTGCGCAGCGGCGCGATGACCGTGTTGGCGCTGGCCTGGAGGGAGGCGAAGGCTTTTTTGACGCTCTCGGTGAGCTGGGCGGCGAATCCTTCGGCACCGGCGCCTATTTGTCCAAACAGGGCCGAGCCACCGCTGATAGCGCTGAGGTTGGTGCTCAGCAGGGAGCCCAGTCCGCGGCCAAGGCCCTCGCTGATGGCGAAGACCTCTTCGCGGATCTTGAAGAGGAAGTCGAAGACTTTGGTCAGGCCCCCGAGCATGGGGTTGAGCAGACCGGCGCCGAACTTCTGGCTGATCAGTTCGCCAAGGTCGCGGATGTTGGAGACGACACCGGAGAAGCCTTGAGCGGCGATCCGCTGGCCGGCCACTGAGGCGGCGAGGCGCTCCTCGAGGAATTTGAGGACACCGCCGGCCTGGGTCTTGGCGTTGGCGACGTCCTGGTTGGTGATACCCAGCGCTTTGGCCAGGTAGGAGTCGGTGGTGATGTCACCCCGGAGGATCGAGCCGATCTCTTGGCGCGCCTGGTACAGGGGGATGCCGAAGGTGCCGAGGGCGGCGGCGAAGTTGATTGCCAGGTCTTCGGCGTCTTTCAGGCCCCCACCGATTTGACCGATCTGGGAGGCAACGATGCCGAAGACTTCGATCACCTCGTTGGAGGTGACGCCGGCCAGGGCGATGGAGCGCTCTCGGATGCTGTCGATGCGCTTGGCGACCTCGCCGGTCAGGGCAACGATCTTTTGGTACGGGTCGGTGATCTCCGTGCCGTTGCGGAAGACCTTGTTGGTAGAGGCGAGGGTGGTCTGGGTCTTGAGGATCGTCTCGCGGAGCTTGATCTCGCGGCCGATGGTCTCGTTGAAGAAGCCACCGAAGGCTGCTTGGACAAGGCCGACCGCTTCCTTGACGGCGAAGAGGGCGAAGCCGGCCTTGGCCAGGTTGTTGATCAGGCGACCGGCAGCACCGCCGGCGGCCTCGAACGAGTTGGAGAGGATGGCCCCGGCTTTGGCGTTCTCGCGCAGAGCAGCGGCGGACTCGGGGGCGGAGCGGGCAAGGTTTGCCGTGCCCTTGGCGAGACCCTCGACCTCGCGGACGCGCTCGCCGATTCCGGGGATGTTTTTGCTGAAGCGGTAGAAGGTCTGGATGTTGTTGCCAGCTTCTTTGACACTCGCGTTGATGTCTTTGAAGCGTTTGTTGATGTCCTGGAAGCTGGAGACATCAACCTTGATGTTGCGGTTCTTGGTGGCTTCGGCCGCTGTCTTGTCTACGGCACGCAGTTTGCGCTCCGCGTCCTGCGTTTCCGCTGTGACCCGCAGGCGAAAATCTGCCACCAACCAGCGCTATTCGTTATCCGTATGCTACGGCCGGCTCTCGGAGGGGGTGATGAGGGCGACGAAGACGTGCATTGGGATTTGGCGGTTGCGGAGCAGCTCGCTGAGGATGAATTTGGTTGGCTGATCGGGGCCGTCGGCCTCTTGGTTGGAGGGTCTCCAGTTGGGGAAGGGAAGGAAGTCCTCGGGCTTTGATTTGGGTGCGGCGCGCTTGGAGTTGGAGAAGCCGTGAGCAACCTGCAGCACGAGGTTGGTCAGGCGCGCTGAGGTGATTGCGTTGATGTTCGCCTGGGCTTTTTCCTGATCGTCGAGCTCGCGCAAGACCCAGCGCACCGTGCTAATTGGGGTGCGTAGGAAACGCTCCGCAGGGAAGTCTGCTCCGAGGGCGGAAGTGCGGAGGCGCACGTAGATCGCATCCCAGTTGGTGATCGGGGAGCGGAGGTGCGCCTCGGCCTCGGCTAGGACTTCTTCCGGGGTGGGCTGAACTCGGGTTCGGCCTCCGAATCGTTTCCCGCGTCAGGCTCCGGCCAGCCATCGCGCTCCCAGAGAATCAGGGAGAACACGTCTTCCATGACTTTGGTTGGCATGGCTTCGGTGTCGTCCTCGCTCCAATCGGGGAGCTTGGACCAGTCGTCGGCGCCTGGGAGCTTGGCTTCTCCGCGGTAGCGCATGAACAGGGTCACGAAGGCGACCTGCTGGGCGACAGCTCCGATGGTGTCTTTCTGGAGCTCTTCGAGGTCGCTGGCGTAGTCGTAGAGGAGGTCTTGATTGGCTTCTTCGCCGGCCTGGCTGAGGAGGTCGACGGCTTCTTTGGTGCTAATTCCTTTGTCTTTTGCGATGCGTTGTGCGAGTTTGATCGAACGGAAGGTGGATTTGGACTGCTTCCGTGAGATTTCCTCGATACCCTTTGCTTCGCCAGGCACAAGATCGTTGTAGATCGGGAAGCGGAAGGGGCCGATCTCGTGGTACTTCTCAGGGGAGAAGAGAAGGCTGGCGTATTTCGACATAGCGGCGGGTGTGCTGAACCAATTGTACCGCCGATATCCGCTCAGCGTATAGAGTTGGCGCTGTAGGGATGTGCTGTGTGGAAATCTGGAAGCCTATCCCGGAGTGGGGAGACCTCTACCAGGCTTCCTCTCACGGGCGAATCAAGTCTGAAGATCGTGTCAGCACATACGTTCAGGGGTTCAGCTCTGTCACACGATGCCGAAAAGGTGTCATCTTGAAGCCCATCAAGATGACAACGGGCTACTGGGGCGTGATCCTTTGCCGAGAAGGTACGAGATGCTATGTCGCTGTCCACAAGCTTGTCACAGCAACGTTTTATGGCCAAAGGCCCTGCGGCCTTGTCACCCGTCACCTAGACGGAGATGTCGACAACAACAGGCTTGAGAACCTCGTCTACGGCACCGCTCAAGAGAATGCCGACGACAGGCAAAAGCATGGACGAACTTGTCGAGGCGAGCAGCACCCACGAGCTGTGCTTAATGATTTTCAGGTTGATGAGCTGAGACGCTTATACGCCGAGACCCAGGCCACAACTCGGGTGCTAGCCCAGCACTTCGGGGTGTCAAGCGTGCGTGTGTCGCAGCTGCTGAGAGGAGGGAGCCGCCCTTAATTACTCATCGCAGAGGGGGAGGTCTACTTCCCAGGCTCGTGTTGCGTCCGGGAGGTTGAGCAGCTCAAGGGGAAGTTCTACGTCCAGACTAGCGTCGTTATACGCTAGGCGTATATGCTGTGAGGGGATCAGGGGCTCCAGGTACAGGGCACCACAGTGGAGCGTGGAGCCCTCTACCCGGCAGTTCACTGCGTAGACCGTGTTGATCGGGTTGAGCAGGAGATCGTGGTGCATGACGGCATGAAAAAGGCCCCGGAGTTCGGGGCCTGGAGGTAAAGAACCGCGCTCGGGATCAGGCGGTGCGGAAGGTGGTGGTGAAGCCCTGCAGCGGACGCTTGATGCCAGAGGCAGAAGCGTTGCCGTTGGCGTCCACAGCCTGGGTGATGGCGCCGTCGGCGACACGCAGGCGGTAGATGGTGGCGGCCGAGAGGTTCGCGCTCGGGTTGATGGTCACCACGTTGCTGGCCAGGGTGACAGCAGCGTCGACCTTGGCACCGGTGGAGGCCACTTCCAGGCGGAAGCCGCTGCCATCGGTCTGGCCGAGGGCCAGTTGGGTCAGGGCGGCAGTGCCGTCGGAGGTGTAGGTCACGGTCAGGTCGTTGCCCACCACCACAGCCGAAGCGTTGTCGGCAGGGACCACGGCGTAGCGGCGGGTGCCGCTGGAGGGTGCGGTGAACAAGAGGCTGGACTGGACGCCGCCGAAGCTGATCGGGGTGGAGCCACCGTCGTAGCGGCCGAAGACGGGGCGGGCGCGGGACATGAGGTCGAAGGTGATCTCGGTGAGACCTTCGGCGTTCATGGACTCCTGGTAGTTCTGGATCACCGCGTTGAAGCCGGTGAAGTCGTAGATGTAGTTACCGGAGGAGCCGTTGGCCTGGCCCAGTTCCTTCAGGAATTCGATGTAGATCTCGAAGTCCTTGTTGTAGCGGGCTTTTTGGATGAGGTTGAAGCCCTCGTCGTAGTTGCCGCGGAAGGTGGGGCAGTTTTGGCCGGCGGGGATTTCGGCGTCCTTCAGGAAGTAGGCGGTCACCGATGCCTGCACGGAGGAACCGGTGATGACGCTGTCCATCCAACCGTCGTCACCGAGGAGACGGAACTCCTGGTTGTTGTCGTTGATCTGGAAGCTGGTCTGGGTGATGCCCTGCAGTTCGACGTAGCTGGAGCCGGCGTCGAGGGTGGGCAGGGTGATCATGCCGGCGGCGTCGCGGGAAGCGAAGTAGCGGCAGGGGGGTGTCAGGTCCACGGCACGGACGATGGTCCGGTGAGCCTTGTGGAACGACAGCCCGATGGCGTAGTCGGCCATTGTGGTGACTCCTTAAGGGATCGGGGGGTTCAGAACGGCTCCGCGGATGCGGGCCGTGAGGGCCTCGAAGGTGACCTCGGTCCGGGCCATGTACGTGACTTGGTCCCGTGGGAAGGCGCGGGCCAGACGGCGGCTGATGTCCAGCAGCGAGACCGGCATTCGGGTGCCTTCCTTGGTGCCGTAGTTCGTGAAGCGGACCGTCCAGGTCTCGAAGGACAGGACTCCGCTCATCGAGCCGGGGCTGGTGATCTCGGGAACGTCCTCGATGACGCACTCGATGCCGGTGATCGCCCAGTTGGAGGGGACCATCGTGGCGCCGGCGACGTAGACCGCAGGGACGCGGCTGGTATCGGGGAGCGTGTAGTACCCAGGCCAGGTGGTGTACGCCTTGAGGGTGGAGCCGTCGACCTCGAAGAGATCGAGGATGTGGCGCTCAAGGGTGCTCCGAAGAGCAGTAACCGGGGGGCAGTGGGTTGAGATCGTCATTGCTGCTTCTCCAAGGCAGAGCGCAGCAGTTGGCCGAACTTGGAGGCGGCTCCCTCAAGGGGGGCTTTGGTCCAGGGGCGGCCCGGGAAGCGCATGCCGGTGGTGGATACGCCGCCCTCGTGGACTTGTTGGGCGTAGTCGACCGGCCAGGTAAAGGTGACGGAACCGTCGGAGTTGACGGTGCGCGTCTGGCTGGCGCGGAGACGGCCGGTGTCCACGATGTCCCGCACTTGGGGCGGGGTGGGGTACTCCCACTTCACGGAGGAGATCTCCTCGGTGAAGCGGGCGTCGAGCCAGGTGCCGAGCTCGCGGACCGCTTGGGCGGTGGCAAGTTCGAGGGCTTGGCTGAGTTGCGGTTGGGGGCGGGCCATTAGGTCGGTCCCCCCACAACGCGGAAGGTGCCTTCGATGGATTGGCGCAGGTCACGCCGGTGGGCGCTGTCCATGGCCAGGTCGAAGATGAGCTCGAATCGCCCTCGGTAGCCGTTGATCACGCAGTCGGCTTGGGAGCCGTTGGTGATGCGGGGGTCGAGGATCGCGGGGCTCAGCAGACGGCCTCGGCAGGAGTAGGTGGTGGAGTCGACTCCGCTTTCGGGCTTCCAGCTGGGGGCTTGGAGGGTGAAGGCGGCGAGGTACTCCAGGGTCTCGGTGGCTTGGATGGCGTTGCCAGTGGC